TACTACAATAAATCAGCCAATAGTACTGTCTTCAAGGGTATAAAACTCAATGCAGAACACTTGATAGCGTATTTCTATGAAAGAATTGCCAAGAGCAACATGTGTCTGTCTGTTTACACCGGCGAAGTGGATCCACTAAACAGATATTGGAGAATTCCAACAACCAGTGCAGATTCATTTAAACCTTTGTTTAATTTGGATTCATTTAATAAATCCATAAGTGGAGGTGGGACTGGTCCATTGTATGGTTCTATTGCTGGAGGAAATCCGCTTGATGGTTTCTGGACACAGCAAGGTATTTCTTATTGGAATAATAATGTCTTAAAGACAAGTTTCAATAACTTCATTAACTTTTTAACATCTTATTCGGAAACGCATTCTCCATTGGGAACAACTTACGGCACTGGTGACATCTTGTTTGATGAACCTCAAAAGTTCTATGGAACAACTTCAGATATCTTGGTAAACAATGTTATCCCGATTATTCAGGTAAGTGGTTGACAAACAAGAAAGTTGAAGTATACTCTTGTCATGAACATTTTCGTAGTAGATCGTGATCCAGTAAAAGCAGCCAAGGATCTTTGCGACAAGCATGTGGTCAAGATGATCCTTGAGACTGCACAGATGTTGTGTTCCGCTCATAACGGAACTGCGCCGTACAAGCCCACTCATGTGAAGCACCCATGTACAATATGGGCTTCTGTGTCCATGGACAACTACGAGTGGCTTCTGTCTCATGGACTGGCATTGTGTGAAGAGTATACTCATAGATACGGCAAGCGTCATAAGACGCACGATGTATTGGAGTGGCTTGATGCAAACAGACCACCTCTTTCTAGGAATGGTCTTACCTCATTTGCTCAGGCCATGCCAGACGAGTTCAAAGACCCCGACCCCGTGGAAGCATACAGAAAGTACTACATTGGGGCGAAGAAAACAATAGCGGTTTGGAATCATTCATCAAAGCCCTCTTGGTGGCCGTACTGACATACATAGTTGTGGAGTGACCAATGATCGTCTTTGAGAAGATTCGCTGGAAGAACTTTCTTTCGTATGGCAACTACTTCACACAGTTGTCTCTCGACAAGACCGAGATGACTCTGATATGTGGAGAGAATGGGGCGGGAAAGACCACCTTTCTTGATGCTCTTACCTTTTGTCTATTCGGGAAGCCTTTCCGAAACATAAACATCCCTCAGTTGCAGAACAGCATCAACTCCAAGGATTGCCTTGTCGAGTGTGAGTTTCATGTCGGCAACAACAAGTACATGGTTCGTCGTGGCTTGAATCCGAAGGTCTTTGAGGTCTTCAAGAACGATGAGATGATAGATCAGGATTCAAAGTCCAAGGACTATCAGAAGATGCTTGAGGAGCAGATTCTCAAGATGTCCTACAAGGCATTCTGTCAGGTTGTCATACTTGGTTCGACAAACTATGTGCCGTTCATGCGACTACCAGCGGCAGATCGTCGTGCAATAGTTGAATCCTTGCTTGATATCAGTGTGTTCTCAGCGATGAACACCATACTCAAGGATCGTGTGTCAACTAACAAGGAAGACCTCAGAACATGCGAGACAAATATGGAGATCCTCAAGAGCAAGGCAGATACTCAGAGAAAGTATCTGAATGTTCTTGAAGAGAAGAGCAGAAACTCCATTGAGGAACTTGAGAAGGAAATAAGCGAGACGGAAAAGACAAAATCATCTCTTGAAGCAACCGTGCTCAGGGGTGGCAATGCGTTAAGTTCAATCAACAAGAATGTCGAACTAAAGAAGAAGAAGGATCAGGCTATCTTCGACTTCAATAAGATCAAGGCATCATTGCAAAAGAAACTTCCCGTCATAGAAGCGGAGATAGCAAAGATGCAGTTTGGCAACGACATCACCTGTCAATCTTGTGGGCAACCATTGACGGATGAGCACAGACAGAAGGAACTTGAGACAAGCCTGACGAAGATGAAGGAGATAAAGAAGGCTCTTGACGACATCGACATCCGCATAGCGACGGAGACTTCATTCATCAACGACAACAAGTTGAGCAATATTGAAGTTGAATACAGGAAGTTGCATGATATAGTCAACGAGCATAGGAACAAGTTGACCGTTGCCGAAAAGATGGTCACGCGATTGAAGTCCGATCTAGACAAGATTCGCAAGTCTCAGGAATCACTTACCAAGGAACAGGATGTACTTGATGAACTTGAGGACAAGTGCGAGGATAACGAAAAGTTATATGCAGACAGGCAGAACGAGCAGAGGATTCTATCATCGGCGCAGATAATCCTAAAGGATAGTGGCATCAAGACACGGGTGATAAAGCACTATCTTCCGATCATGAACAAGTTGATAAACCACTATCTTGCTTGCATGGACTTCTTCGTTCAGTTCAATCTTGATGAGAACTTCAACGAAACCATTAAGTCTCGCCACCGAGATGAGTTCACATATGCTTCGTTCAGCGAGGGAGAAAAGATGCGTATTGATCTCTCGCTTCTCCTCGCGTGGAGAGAAATAGCCCGTCTGAAGAACAGCACAAACTGCAATCTACTTGTGCTTGACGAGGTATTTGATTCAAGTCTTGATGCCAGTGGCATGGATGAATTCATGAAGTTGATCAAGGGTCTTGGAAACAGATGCAATATCTTCGTCATTTCTCATAAGACAGATCAACTTGTTGATAAGTTCCATGAGGTTCTGACATTCTCAAAGAAAAACAACTTCAGTAGGATGAACTAATGAAACACTACTTCCTAAGAAACAGATTCACAAAGGCATGGCAGTTGGCAGATTCTCTCGTTTCCCGTGGTTTACAGGGATCTAAGGTGTCCGAGGAAATACGAGATATGCGGGACATATCCTGTCATGGATCCGAAGAACTTGGACTTCAGCCGTGTGAACATAGAATAGAAAGCAAGAAGTACAAAGATTCATTCATCTGTGAGGCTTGTAACTGCGGCGACTTCAGCCACACGCAGTTGAAGAACCTTGATGAAAATCATTATTCAAAACTTGATTATCCCAGAGTACATTGTCCAAAGAACATGCCAGGATTCAGCAATTACATTCCATCGACAATCTCAGAGAATAATATCAGAAAGAGATTGATGGAGGATACATTTGGAGTAGAATACCTATCTGAACTACTGAAGGAGAAAGAGAAGTGAGCAAGAACTGGAGAGAAGATGAGTTTGATTCGTTTGAGAGGCACAAGTCCTCATCAAGGGGCCGCAAGCACGACCGTCGTGAAAAGAGGCACGATAGCAAACATCATCTCCGAGACATCAAAGACATGGTGAACAATGGTGAAGACATTGACGAGGATATTTTCAATGACCTTGAGGATGAGGAATAAATCATGAAGATCAGCAAGAAGACATTCGATATTTTCAAGAACTTTTCTGGCATTCGTTCAAGCATCTATGTCGAGGCGGGTAATGTCATCAGGACAGTATCTGCGGCAAAGAACATCATGGCAGAGGCCAAGGTGGATGAGGACTTCAAGAAGCCCTTTGCTATCTTTGACCTTGGCAAGTTCATCGCCACGACAAGTTTGTTTCAGAATCCCGAGTATCAGTTCGATGATAAGTCGGTAACTATCAAGTCACCGAATGGAAGTTCAGTCAACTACTTCTATGCAGACGAGAAGTTGGTTGAGAAGATCAACAAGACCATCAAGATGCCTAATATCACGGTTTCATTCGCGCTCACCGCGAATCAGATTGCAGAGATTCTCAAGGCATCTTCAGTGCTTCAACTCGACACTATCTGCATTCGTCCTACAGACACTGGAAACATTGAGATTGTTTCCTTCGATAGAAAGATAGGCTTGAACAGCAGTTCAAACAACTTCAGCATGGTTCTGTCCGAGACATCCGACAATAACTTCAAGATTCTGATTGACATCGAACTTCTAAAGATGCAGACTGATGATTATCAGGTGGATGTGGGTGGAACTTCCGTGGCTAAGTTCACGGGAAAGAACAATGCAGTAACATATTGGATCGCTCTTCGTTCAGAGTCAACCAACAAGTCTTGAGGTAAATCATGCTTGCTACAGATGAATATCTGTGGTCTGAGAAGTATCGTCCGCAGAGGATCGCAGATTGTGTCTTGACGGAGGAACTTCGCAAGACATTTGAGGAGTCCATGGAGAAGGGGCAGTTGCAGAATATGCTCCTTGCGGGTGGACCTGGTGTGGGAAAGACCACCGTTGCCAAGGCCATGTGTGAGGAACTTGGATGCGATTGGATTCTCATCAACTGCTCAGAGGATGGAAACATCGACACCCTGAGAACCAGGATTCGTGAGTTTGCAAGTTCAGTATCTTTCAATGGTGGCACCAAGGTTGTCATCCTTGATGAGTTCGACTATTCCAATCCTCAGTCAATGCAGCCAGCATTGCGTGGCTTCATGGAGGAGTTCTCAAAGAACTGTCGGTTCATCCTGACATGCAACTACAAGAATCGAATCATTCAACCATTGCATTCAAGATGCACGGTCATTGACTTCAAGATTCCAGTATCCGAGAAGCCCAAGTTGGCAAAGCAGATGCACAAAAGGATCTGTGCAATCCTTGATTCCGAGAATGTTGAGTACGATGGCAAGGTCATCGCTGAACTGGTCATGCGTAGGTTTCCAGACTTCCGTAGGCTCATCAATGACCTACAGAAGTATGCCATGGGTGGAAAGATTGACGTTGGCATCCTTGGAACAACTGCCACTGATAAGGTGAATGATCTTGTTCAGTTCATGAAGAAGAAGGAGTTCGGTTCCATTCGCAAGTGGGTCGCCAACAACATCGACAATGACCACACTACGATGTTCCGATCACTTTATGATTCGATGTACGACCATCTGGCACCACCAAGCATTCCACAGGCAATCGTGACTCTTGCAGACTATCAGTACAAGTCGGCATTTGTTGCTGATCAGGAGATCAACATGATGGCCTGTCTCAGTGAACTGATGGTGTCCTGTGAGTTCAAGTCATGAATGATAGTCCATTTGATTTCCTAAACAGCATCAATACAACCAAGAAGAACCTTGTCCGTGACGAAGGTAGAGGGGCATCCGAGTATGCCCCCTATCTCATGAACAAAGGTCTTTCTCAGTTTCCCGATACCATCGTATTTGCCAATGAGATGAATATCCGTCCTTTCATGGACAAGCAGATGCAGTACGAGTTCCTACTCCATGCAGTCCGTCCAAGGAAGAGGATATCCAAGTGGGCTAAGAAGGAGGACGCAGAACTGGTTCAGAGGATCTGTGATCTATTCTCATGCTCTGTACGCAAGGCAGAGGAGATACGAGACACCCTTGGACAGAAGGCCATAGAAAAGATCCTAGAGCGTGGATCAAAGATGCGTGGAGGAGTCTGAAATACTAAATATTCCATAGATTACTAACCATGTTGATTGATTGGCGAGGTTACTATGGAAAAAAGAGTATTGGACATAAAGATAGAAGACCTACTTGAGGTCACGTTGAAGAACGAGGACGATTTCCTAAAGGTACGAGAAACCCTTACTAGGATTGGAGTTTCCTCAAAGAAAGAAAACAAGTTGTATCAGAGTTGCCACATATTGCACAAGCGAGGAAAGTTCTACATTGTGCATTTCAAGGAACTATTTGCTCTTGATGGTCTACCAACAGACATAGATGATACTGACATTGGTAGAAGGAATACGATAGCAAATCTTCTTGATGAATGGGGACTTGTGGATATAGTTGATAGTAAGAAGGCCGCTGAACCTATTGTTTCTCTTGCACAGATGAAAATAATCCCTCATAAAGACAAGAGCAACTGGGAACTGGTACCTAAATACCACATAGGAAGAAAGAAGAACTAACCTCAATAGGAGTATTTTTGTTATGAAGCCCACGCTTACACTATGCATGATTGTAAAGAACGAGTCGCACATCATACTTGAGTGTCTCAACTCAGTATACAAGTTCATTGACTATTGGGTTATCTGCGACACTGGTTCCACCGACAATACAAAGGAGATCATCACGAACTTCTTCAAGGAGAAGGGTATTCCTGGTGAGATCCATGATCATGAGTGGAAGAACTTCGGTCATAACAGAACACTCGCTTTCAGGGCTGCTGAGGGCAAGGCAGACTATGCATGGGTAATCGACGCAGACGATTACATTGAGGGAGAACTGAAACTACCACCCACCAAGGATGTGGATAGTTACGCCCTACGCATCAAGCGTGGAACATTCTTCTGGTGGCGCAATCAGATATTCAAGTTGGATGCCAAGTGGGAGTACAAGGGTGTCCTTCATGAATATGCCGCTTGCGAGAAGCCACAGCCCAAGATCGTCAAGTTGGATGGAAACTACAACATCTGCGCTCGTACCATGGGTGGAGCAAGGAATGTGGGAATCACTCCCGTCGAGAAGTACAGCAGGGATGCAGAGATTCTTGAAGAGGCGATGAAAGAAGATCCTACTAATACTCGTCATCAGTTCTATCTCGCACAATCCTATTTCGATTCTCAGCAGTGGGAGAAGTCCGATGAGGCATATCGGAAGCGTGTTGAAATGGGTGGATGGGAAGAAGAGGTGTTCTACTCCCTATATCGAATCGCAATGATTGCTGCCATTACCAACAAGACATTCGGTGAGATCAAGGAGAAGTTCCTCATGTCTTGGAATTATCGTCCTATCCGTGCAGAACCCCTCTATCAGATTGCCAAGATGTACAGGATGGTGAATCAACCAAGACTTGCACATCTTTACGCTTGCATGGCTAAGACCATGCCATATCCAATCCACGATATTCTCTTCATTGATGAGGACATCTACAGGTGGCAGTGCGATGATGAGATCGCGTCTACATCTTTCTTCCTGCATAAGTACGATGAGGGTATCGCCGCATGTGAGTCTTTGCTAAAGAATCCATCATTCCCCGAGTCGGAACGACCAAGGATGGAAGCAAATCTACAGGCATACAAGGAAAAGATGAAAGAGATGGCTGGAATGGTTGCTGCCATGCGCTCAATGCAACCACCGCAACAGCAGCAGACTCAAAGCCCTACTACCAACGCTCTTGATGATGCTGCCGAACAAGAGCAGAAGAAGAAGCGTCTTGAGATGCTTTTAAATAGAAATAAGAACAAGAAAAAGAAGAAGGCTAGTCGCTAAATCTTTTTGAAATCTATATTATGCTTAAGGTTTACAAGACAAACCCAAATGCAATCATTCCGACATTTGCAACGGAAGGATCTGCGTGTTTTGATATCTGTGCCTGTCTAGCGGGCCAGAAGATAAAATGTTACAGCAGAATGAATGAATCATTTGAGTTGGATTGCATAGATCGCATAGAGATTCCAGCAGAGTTCAGAGTTCTAATCCCAACAGGATTGATTTTTGACATCCCCGAAGGGCATTCCGTTAGAATCTATCCACGATCTGGACTTTCTTTCAAGATGGGACTTGTAACTCAAAATTGTGAGGGTATAGTAGATTCCGATTATGTCGAAGAGTGCTTCGTGATGCTCAAGAACGATTCTCTTGCCCGTGTAACCATCACACATGGCATGAGAATCGCACAGGGAGAGATGGTGAAGGAAAATGATTATGTCATCATGGAATCCCTTGAGAGACCACGGCAGCGTACAAACAGAACTGGTGGATTTGGAAGTACGGGAGTGAACTAAACATCATGGAGGTTTCAATGACCAGAGAAGAACTGCTGAAGCATCATGAGGTTCTGTGCAAACAAGCACGGGATCTCATGGACAAGAAGAACAGAGATTACGCTGGCAATGATGGCAAGGAACCATTTGCCAACTTCACCAGAGTTGAAGCAATGGGAATCTGCTCCACAGAGCAGGGTTTCATGGTTCGTCTTACAGACAAGATGAGTCGTTTATCATCCATTCTTCAGTCTGGAAAGACTAATGTTCCGAATGAAACATTTGAAGACACACTGGTGGATGTCATCAACTACATCGTTCTACTTTCTGCATATCGACAGGAAAAGCAACTGAAGAAGCAGTATGGTGAGTCTCTATTCAACTGCACCACAAGGGAACTATCATGACAGGATTCAAACCAGTTGGAAAGAATGTGATGCTTCTCAAGGACTTCGGTGGTCAGAAGACAACTGATGCTGGCATCATTTACAATGAGAAGGTTACTTCCCGTCTTGTGTGGTCGAAGGTGATAGCGGTAGGAGAAGGAGTCACAGAGGATATCAAGGTTGGTGATCGTGCCTTGTGGGATATCACAAAGATCAAGGGAAATCACTACAAGGAATTCGATATCGTTCATCAAGATCACATCTACATGGTTGAGAGAGAATAAATGGCATTTGGTTACTCATACTATCTCGACATGTATAACTGCAAGGCTGGTACAGCAGACGATATGGAACTGACATATCGTTTCCTTGAGCGGGTTGTCGATAAGATCGGCATGACCCGCATGAGCCAACCTATTGTCATACATGGGCCGACTCACCTTGGCAGGGAACTCTATCCAGCAAAGGCTGGTGTAAGTGGGTGGGTTCCCTTAATTGAAAGTGGTATTCAAATCCACTCAATCGAACCCACCCACTTCATCACGCTGGATGTCTATTCCTGCAACAACTTCGACAAGAAGATCATCTTTGATTATGCACGGGAATGCTTTGGTTTCGCATCGTTTGAGGAACACTACTTCGTCCGAGGTAAGGGATACTAAAGTGAACTACAAAATCATTCAGGGAGATTGTCGTGAAGCACTCAAGCAAGTTGATTCAGACTCTGTTCATACTTGCGTTACCTCACCTCCATACTTTGGACTTCGTGACTACGGAGGAGGAGAAGGTGAGATCGGATCAGAACAGGAAGTCGAGGAATATGTCAAGGCAATGGTTGATGTATTCCGTGAAGTCCGTCGCTGTCTTCGTCCTGATGGCACTCTGTGGCTGAATCTTGGTGATTCGTATATGGCTCAATATAATGTTGCTCCTCCTCCACAAACAATTGGTGGTCAGCGTGGAATGCCTAGCGATTTCATTCCAGGCAATCGAAAAAAACAGAAGGGTCTGAAGCACAAGGATCTTATTGGTATTCCTTGGAGAGTCGCCTTTGCTCTACAGGCTGATGGTTGGTGGCTTCGTCAGGACATCATCTGGTCAAAGCCAAACCCAATGCCCGAATCCGTGACTGATCGTTGCACAAAGAGCCATGAATATATCTTCCTGCTTTCCAAGAAGTCTCATTACTACTATGACAATGAGGCAATCAAGGAACCAGCACAGAACTGGGGTACAAGAAATCGTGATGAAATGCGTAATGGGACAAGCGATCCCAAGTTGAAGCATCATGGATTGAAGGGAAAACCTGATGAAGAAAATCCGCTAAAGAACAAGCGTTCCGTTTGGACTGTGAATACCAAGGGCTACAAGGGAGCGCATTTCGCAGTCTATCCAAAGAATCTTATTCTTCCTTGTATTCTTGCTGGTACAAGCGCACATGGATGTTGCTCCAAGTGTGGTGCGCCATATAAACAAGTTGTAAATCATCCTGGAAATCCATTGGGAATACTCGGCCATAAAGGTATCCCAAATGCATCAAATACAGCAGGATCATTTATTAGTGGAGATAAAGTTGTAGTTCATACTGAGAATGGGGTTAGGTTGAAGAAAGGACACAATCCAACTCAATATTCAAAGTCTGTACCCACTGAGGAGTGGCAACCGACTTGTAACTGCAAAGATGCAAAGATTGTTCCATGTACAGTGCTTGATCCATTCACAGGGTCGGGAACCACCGCTATTGTTGCGCTTGAAAACAATAGAAACTTTGTAGGAACTGAGTTGAATCCAGAATACATTCAGTTGGCAGAGAATAGAATCAAAGAAGAAATACCAACCACTCTTGCATCTCTGATGCAGTGAGGTATACTTATAACATGAGCAAGAAGTTCTACACGAATGTTTCCATTCGCGGAAATCGCATCCTTCACAGAGGCTATGAGAATGGCATTCAGTTCTCCGAAGAGACAAGTTTCCAACCTTGTCTCTTTGTCTCTTCCAAGAAGGGTGCGGTTTGGAAGACACTCGACGGCAAGAGCGTCGAACCGATAGTCTTCGACTCAATCGAATCTTGCAGGGAGTTCGTTGACAAGTACAAGGATGTCACATCGTATCCCATCTACGGGAACACAGACTACATCTATCAGTTCATCTCAAGCGAGTACGAGAAGGAAATCGACTATGACATGAACACGCTCAAGATCCTGTACTTGGATATTGAGACGGAATCGGAGCAGGGGTTTCCGAACATTGAGACGGCTAACGAGAGGGTGAATGTCATCACCATGATCCTTGGCAATCAGAAGTACACATACTGCCTTGGAGATGTTGATCGCAGCAAGTTTGATGCTGATGTCAAGTTGAATGTCTATGACGACGAGATTACGATGTTGTCTGACTTCATTGTTCGATGGCAGTCTCTGAACATCGACATAGTGACGGGTTGGAACATTCAGTTCTTCGACATTCCATATCTCGTCAACAGAATCAATCATCTGCTTGGAGATGGCAAGGCAAAGGCTTTGTCTCCTTGGAACAAGATCAAGGAGAGGACCGTGGAGATCATGGGTCGCGAGAACACGGCCTATGAACTCGTCGGGATAAACATCCTAGATTACTTCGACCTATACAAGAAGTTCACCTATGTCACCCGCGAGACTTACAAGTTGGGGCATATTGCTCAGGTGGAACTTGGAGAAACTAAGATTGCATATGTCGAATACGACAACTTCTCTGATTTTTACAAGAATGACTTCACAAAGTTTGTTCAGTACAACATTCAAGATACCATCCTTGTACAGAAACTTGAGGCGAAGTTGCGGCTGCTTGAACTGGCCGTATCTCTTGCATATTCTGCCAAGGTTAACATGCAGGATGTGTTCTCACAGGTTCGTACATGGGATCAGATAATCTATCACTACCTTCATGCAAAGAAGATCGTGATTCCACCAAAGAAGAAAGGAAAGAAAGATGCATCATTCGAGGGCGCGTATGTCAAGAACCCAAAGGTCGGTATGCACAAATGGGTCGTATCTTTTGACTTGGACTCCCTTTATCCGCACCTTATCATGCAGTACAACCTCTCACCCGAGACGAAGACAAAGGATGGCTTGCGAAGGGAGATCACGCCGATATCTGTCCTCAAGCATTCGCAGGGATTTGATGTGGCCCACAACAAGGCAAAAGGGAGCAACCTATGCCTTGCTGCAAATGGCACAACCTATCGTCGGGATGTTCGTGGATTTCTTCCAGAACTCATGGAGTCCATGTATCAGCAGCGCAAGCATTACAAGAAACTCATGTTGGATGCGAAAGCCAGACTTAAGACTGAGAAAATGTCTGAAGACGAGAAGCAAACTCTGTCGATGCAGATTTCTAAATACCACAACTTCCAGTTGGTAAGAAAGATTCAGTTGAACTCTGCATTCGGTGCAATCGGCAACGAATGGTTCAGATACTATGATGAGGAGATCGCGGAGGCAATCACCTTGTCGGGTCAGTTGTCTGTGCAGTGGGTCGAGAGGGACATCAATCAGTATCTCAACAAGATCCTAAAGACAACTGATGTGGATTATATCATCGCAATCGACACAGACTCTGTTTACATTGCATTGGATAGATTGGTTTCCGCCACCCTTTCGACGGATGATGAGGAGAAGATCACCAAGTTCCTCGACAGGGTGTGCAATGATACATTGCAGAAAATCATAAATGATTCCTATTTGAGACTCGCGGATGTGATGAACGCATATGAGCAAAAGATGCACATGAAGCGGGAGTCGATTGCATCCAAGGGGATATGGACTGCCAAGAAGCGATACATGTTAAATGTTAGGATGGGTGAGGAGAATGTTTACCTCAAGGAACCCGATCTTAAGATCATGGGCATTGAGACTGCGCGTTCATCCACTCCCGAGGTCGTTCGTGAAGCCCTCAAGGATGTTATCCGAGTCATCATGTCCAAGGATGAGCAATCGGTGCAGGAGTTCATTACATCCTTTAGGAATGTTTTCTGCAACCTTCCTCCCGAGAAGATTGCCTTTCCTAGAAGTTGCAATGGGTTGTCTCAGTACTATGACCCCGTAAATGTGTACAAGAAGGGTACTCCCATCGCTGTCAAGGCAGCACTTGTTTACAACCACAACATCAGATCCAAGAAATTGACTGGTAAGTACCAGGAGATTCGTGAGGGGGAGAAGTTAAAGTTCATCTATCTCAAGAATCCAAATCCTCTTGGAGAGAAGGTCATCGCAATGACGAATAAACTTCCAGTTGAGTTTGATCTAAAGGGTTACATAGACCATGACATGCAGTTTGAGAAGACATTCTTGGAGCCGCTAAAGTCCATCCTTGATGTCATTGGGTGGAGAGATGAGAAGGTAGATACTTTGGAGGCATTGTTTGGCTGATGGCATATCTGATTGCAAACATTCCTCCAATAGAAGTATTCATCCGTAAGGAATTCTTGTATGATTTTCTTACAGACAGCAATGGAAAGATTCTCGGCAAGGGGGAATACGAATCGGCATATTGGCTCACAGTCAAGTCGATCCCAAACCAAGCACTCTATTTTGAATCATTGATCACAGAGTATGGCGCGGTATATGACAAGTTGCCACTCCATGCCTATGTCTGGAGAAAGGATGTCGATCCCGAGAAGTTGTATCCCTTGGATTGGCTTCAACTTTGGGATGGGCTGTCATACAACATCTCAGTGATAAAGAAGTTTCAGTTGAGAAACGCAAGGTGCGAGGTGGTAATGAAGGACAAGTCCCGCGCACTTGGATATTATCTTTTCACAATAGATCCATGCTCGTCTGAGCCAAATGAAATGGATGTTTCGTGGGCAGAGACCCCTAATGAACACAAGTCTTTCAATATCATAAAGTTGGATAACGGTCAGTTCGCAGCACAGCCGAACAACAGGATCATATGGAGAAATCAATCACAGACTCCAACTTCAGATCTCAAGACTCCATACTTCAAGTTCTCGACAAAGAGATGGTTCTGCGAGAATCAAGATCGTTGGAGTGCATCGAAGGCAACAAAATTCAACTACGATGAAGAATCATAACGAATGAGTTGACCTCGGATATAACTATGGTACAATCGTGACAGGTGAGTGAAATCTATTCATAAAGGAGAACAGAATGGTTAATGTTATGCGTATTGTTACTGGTGAAACGGTCATTGGTTCTGTCACCGATAAGGGTGACTTCTATGTTGTCAAGAAGCCAGTGATGATTGTTCCTGTCGGCAAGCAGGAGTTTGGAATGGCACCTTGGCTTCCGTTTGCCAAGGAAGAATCGGTTGCTGTGGCAAAGATCAATGTGATCTATTGCGTCGAGGCCAATGCTGATCTCTCCAACGAGTACAATGCAAACTTCGGTTCGGGTCTTGTGATGCCAACGGGTGGAGTCAAGCCAGCAAGCCTCAAGTTGTCAGGAGAGTAATACATTGAATTTTCTAAAGCAGATTGTGAAGGAATCTGGCAACAAGTTTGCCAGTATTGTTGAGGATGGAATCGAAGGTGCTGATGTCGCGGGTTTCGTTGACACAGGCTCCTATGCTTTCAATGCGCTTCTTTCGGGATCGTTGTATGGAGGAGTTGCCGACAACAAGATCATCGCCCTTGCGGGTGAATCTGCCACGGGAAAGACCTATTTTACCCTTGGGATCGTCGCGCAGTTCCTCAAGAACAATCCCGAGGGTATGGTTCTCTACTTCGACTCAGAACAAGCGGTAACATCCGATATGTTTGAAGGTCGTGGTGTTGATGCAAAGCGAGTAGCAGTCTTCCCCGTTGCCACCATTGAGGAGTTCAAGACTCAATGCGTGACAATCGTTGACAAGATCCTTGAGATGGACGAATCTGATCGCAAGCCGATGATGATCGTTCTTGATTCACTTGGAATGTTGTCAACGGAGAAGGAAGTAAACGATTCGGCTGAGGGTAAGAATGTCCGAGACATGACCCGATCACAGGGTGTCAAGGCAACATTCCGAGTCCTTACGATGAAGTTGGGCAAGGCAAGGATTCCTCTTGTCATGACCAACCACACCTACGATGTCATTGGTGCTTATGTCCCGACCAAGGAGATGGGTGGTGGTAGTGGCTTGAAGTATGCTGCATCCACCATCGTCTACCTCTCCAAGAAGAAGGACAAGAATGCTGATGGTGATGTCGTCGGAAACATCATTCATTGCAAGTTGTACAAGTCCCGTCTGACCAAGGAAAATCAGCAGGTCGATGTTCAGTTGAACTACGATACTGGTCTGAACAGATACTATGGTCTGACGGAGATTGCACTCAACCATGGCATCTTCAAGAAGGTATCTACACGCATCGAACTTCCAGATGGTACCACAGCATTTGAGAAGAACATCAATGAGAATCCTCAGAAGTACTTCACGGATGATGTGATGAAGCGACTTGAGGAAGCGGTGGCAAAGGAGTTCAAGTATGGAAGTACATAAACTTGCAGTAGTGGTTCCATATCGTGATCGTGAGGAACACCTTCGGGTGTTCCTTCCTCACATGAAGAGTTACCTAGACAAGCAGAACATCTTACACAAAATCTACATTGTGGAACAGGAAGTTGGAAAGCCATTCAATAGAGCCAAGTTGCTGAACATCGGCTTTCTTGAGGCAGACACAGACTGCGATTACTTCGTGTTTCATGATGTTGATATGCTTCCTCAGAATGTTAACTACAACTATGAGGAACTTCCAACACACCTTGCAGCATCGGCAAGTCAGTTCAACTATGGACTTCCATACGAGGGATACTTCGGTGGTGTCACAATGTTCAGCAGAACTGCTTTCAACAAGGTGAATGGATACAGCAACGAGTATTGGGGTTGGGGAGCAGAAGATGATGACATCCTCTATCGTTGCCACCTCGCAGGGTTGAAAGTTCAAAGGCAGTCGCCTGGTATCCTGAAGTCATTGAGTCATGATAGACAGATTGATGAGCAGGATTATAAGAAGAATATCGCTCGTATTCAGGAGATGTGGTCGAAAAAGTTGGATTGGGAAAATGAAGGAATCAACTCTTGCAAGTACTCTGTTCTTGATCGCAACGAGACACCAGAAAGAATTCTGATAAAGGTGAGCATATGAAGATTGCCTATGTCAACACATGGGGTGGCTTCGATAAGGCATTTGCCGACAATGCTTTTGTGATTACCAGAATGATGCGAGAAGCATTCCCAAAATGTGAAATACAGGTCGGGATGGATGATAATCCTGATCTAGTCTTCTCGCTGTACCACCCAATAGTGGGATCACCACACTATGCAGATATTGGCAAAGTGAAGTGTAAGAAGATTGCGTTCACTGGTGAGAGTTATGATATTGTTTCTGTGACACCAGGATGTGATGCGTACATCGGATTTGATCTTGAAGAGGATATGCCAAATGATGTGATGGCACTCAGGTTTCCTCTATATGCGATCTATCACCAAGACTATCTTGACAAGTACGGCTGTGATTCTTTTGAAGGATTGCGGGAGAAGTTCTGCAAAGACAAGACACAGAAAATATCGGCAGTTGTTTCCAATCCAAGCAACGGGTTGAGAACATCTTTGATTCAGTATCTTGTTAAGAGTGATATCTGTGATTCTGGTGGTAGAGTGTGCAATAATGTCGGTGAAGTGTCGGACAAGTTGGATTTTACTTCCAAGTATGCTGCTGCAATAGCCTTTGAAAATCTTGCAAAGAAATCATACATTACCGAGAAGATTTATGAGGCGTTTGTCGTTAACTCAGTTCCGATTTATTGGGGTGCAGAGGACGTTGAACTTGAGTTCAATCCCGAATCCTACATCAGATTTGATTCGACAAATCAAGAATCTGTAAATAGATCTATGCAAGAGATATTCTCTCTACTTTCAGACAGAGACAGACTACATAGGATGTCATTGATGGATCCAATCACAGGATATCGTGCTGAAAAATACATCCGCAGTGGTAGGGAGATATTCAAAGATTTTGTCGTAAAGGTAATGGATACAAAGTGAAGAATCTATTTTTGTCATCGTCTTCTGGCTACTCTTGGGATCAGATAAAGACTTGGAATCTATCTGCCAAGAAGACTGGTCAGGATGTGTGCAACATCTTAATCAATCCAACCGAACAACTTGTCAAAGATTGCATGGATAACGAAGTGGGAGTTGCTCCGTATCATCTCCCACCAATGGGAAAACCACCCCACAATCTACGTTTTCTACTTCAGTACAAGTACCTGATGTCTGTCAAGGATACCTACTCTCATGTTGTTCTTACTGACAGCAGAGATGTGTATTTCCATTCCGATCCATTCCCTCGCTTGCTTCAACTTCTAGGCACTAGGAATATAGTCTGTGGCAGTGAGTGCATTGCCTATCAGGATGAGCATTGGGGTAATGGAAACCTTCGGGAAGGATTTGGATATGTCTATGACGAGTATAAGGAACGGGAGATATGCAATGTCGGCGTTCTCTGCGGAACCGTAGAGGCAGTCGCTGAGTTGTGTTTGATGATCTTCGCCATGTGCTACCACAATCCCGCAAGTGTTTCCGATCAATCGTCTTTCAACATTCTAATGGGTACTGAGTTTGGAAAGAGGTCAATCCGAATGGTTCGTCCATCTGACGGACTCATCGTTCACCTTGGTACGGTTGGAGTTCAAAAGTTCCGTGACAAGTTGATAGAGAAGCCAACATGGGATGAGAGTAAACTTCCATCAGTTGGTGGAAGCGTAATACCAATCATTCATCAGTATGATAGAATTGATACGAGCAAGTGGGGTGTGCTTTGAGTGTTGATGCGCTTCATTTTGTCTATAAAAACAAGATAGCCAGCGAAGCAGCAATTGCTAGTTTTCGCAAATATAATGCAGACTCTGCCTATGTGGTAGTCTGTGATGGTGGAGAGGACTACTCTGACTTGTGCAAGAAATATGATTGTGTGTATATCCATAGCCCAGTTCATATAGGATATCCACAATCGAACTATGGGTTTAGACTACCGCAGATACTAGAGTACCTATCTCGTTTCAATGCAGCAGTATCTTTTTGCAAATCCTCCCATGTGATGATAATGGAAGACGATGTTCATATCATCAACAATGTGAAGGTTTTGGATGAAGATGAGATGCTTGTTACAAAAAACTGCCTAGAGAATTACATACACCCATCCATATTAGATGTGTTCAAAAAGATATCGGGAGACAATGGTATTGATAACCACTATGGTATGGGCGGCGGTAGTATATTTAAAAGAAAAACTTTTTTTGATGTTTATCCTCAATTTAGAACTTTTATTGAGAACAATTTCGAAGCAATGCAGAACATTTATCCGAGCATAGGGTGGACCGATTGTATCATATCACTTGCTATGATGGCTTGTGGCAAGAAGCATAAGGTGAATCACCAACTACATGAACTTGGAGTTTGGGGACAAGATCATGGAGGTAGAAACTATGATGGTATTGAAGATCTACTTCGTAACAAGTATTCCATTCTACATCACTATAAAAAATACTATAATCTGTGAGGTGTTATATGACATTTGGGCTTTCTTTGGCGGCGCACATATCATTTTATTTTATTGAAGATAGATTACCAAACCTCAAGAAAGTTGTAGAGGGGATTCTTTCCTATCAACAGTTTTCTGATAAAAACATTTGGATACATTCAAATAAGAAATTTGATCTAGGAATAGATGGGGTTAATGTTGTTGAACATGATTGTTCGCGCATGATGCATCCCTGGCATCTTACATGGGCGCATAGACGTCTACTACATTCTCAGGTAGACAAGTATGATGTGTATATGTACAATGAAGATGACATTTATGTGGACCAAGGAAATATAGATTATTGGTTTGAGCATGAGCCAAGAGTAAGTTCTTGTGCATTAGATCTGGGCTTCATACGCATAGAAACTAATTCTAATGGAGACGAGTGTGTGGTTGATTTGCTGAGGGGTGAACGTCATAATAGAAGATGCGTGATAGATGACACAACATATGCCTGGTTAACTAGAAATTATCGTGGTTTTTGGATTTACAATAAAGAACAAATGAAAAGATTTTCTGCATCTGAAAACTTTTGTTCCATGCCAAACTATCTTGATCAATGCAGAGAAGATGCGGCTAGAGGAATGCAGAAATTTGGAACTGCAACCATAGTTCCGATTGTTAACGGCTCTTTGGATGAAAGATGTAAGGTATATCACTTAACGAACAATTATTGTAATGATTCATCCACTGCTCATGCAAAGGTTTTATTTTCGGAGTGTATATGAATAACAGATTTTTGTGTGGTGGCCTTCTAGGAGATTTTATTCATTCACTTTACGCATTAAAAAACTTGTGTAAACAACACGACATTCGTGCTAGGCTGTACATAGCGGATACATCTTATGGTATCCACAGAACCAATAATTTTAGATGTAGTATTGAAGAGACATATGAGTATTGTAAAGACTTGATAATGTCACAGGACTACATTGAAGAGTTTGCAATACTTCCGAGAAAATCAACAGAGCCTTTGATTAATCTTGATATGTGGAGAGATGCAAGAGAATACAAAACTTGGTCTAGGCTTTTATCAGAATATTATAGATTTCCTATTACCTCTCCTTACAGATGGATTGATGTTCCAACATCAAATGAGAATACATCTGATAACATATTGATTCATAGGTCACTAACGCGCAAGACAAATAGATTTGACTGGAGAAAAATTTTAGATAGGAATGATAAGATATCATTTGTTGTTACAGGTGATGACATGCGCGAATATGAAGATTTTGTTTCTTGCTTTCCGAAATATAATGTTGGATATATCAAGACAAAAACATTGTATGATTTGGCTGCTGCCATGCGGGGGTGCAAGGTGTTTATTGGTAATCAGTCTATGCCTTTTGCTCTTGCATCTGCTCTGGATATCCCTAGAATATGTGAGTTGAATGCAGGACAAGACGAGAGATTTTATTTGGGGGAAACCGAGTTTACTGCTAATTTGTGGTTTGAGCCAACTAAACTAGAGGAGATATTCAGATGAACTACTATTCTCAGGCTAGACAAGATGAGTGGGTATGTAGTATTTTGGGGATGAAGAGAGACGGTTATTTTGTTGATCTTGGTGCTTACGATGGTGTTGGAGTTAGCAACACTTATGTTCTTGAAAGCCAACTTGGATGGAATGGTGTTTGTGTGGAGGCAAATGAAAATTTTTATAGATCTCTAGCATCAAATCGAAAATGTAAAACATTTCACGCTGCCGTGTCTAATTATAATGGTATATGTAAGTTTTCTCATGATAAGATAGATGAAAATGTTGGAACTGAAGTTGTATGTTTAACATTGGAACATATTCTAAATCGGGCTTCTGCACCTATTGAAATAGACTACTTATCAATAGATATTGAGGGTCAT